GAAAAGCCAGACTCGGACAATATGATTGATCGCAAGAACCACATGAGAAAGATTGAAGAAGGAAATATGCCACGTGCCCGCGCGCTTGCTTACAAGTTAGCCGTCTGGCGCAAGGTGTTGCTAAGATAAGTTTCATAATTTGGTTTTGTTTTGGTGGGGCATAGAAATTATGCCTCACTTTTTTTTAATTTATTTTTGTAAATATTTTTTTATTCAAATAATTAATATTAAATTTACGTATTGAAAATAACAAAAACGTATCAATCATGACAAACGAAATTCAATCTTGGAGATTTTTGTACACTAAACATTCAAGTGTAAAACAAGCCGTTACAAAAACTGGCGCATTGAAAGAAGGAAGGAATAGTAAATGTTCTTTCGTTGTAACGGATGGCAAAGATTATCATGAATGCTTTATGAAAGCAGTACAGGAATGTAAGTTCAATGAAAACCAATTGTTTGGCGCAAGGAGAGTAAATTATTAATCCACCAGGGCGGTAACCAATCCGCCCACCTTCAAAAACTTACCAAATGAATATTACAAAATACACCTGCAAATGTACCCTTGATAAAAAGCTGGGTCACTTTGTACACGTGATCTTCTCCCACGGCTTCGGCTTGTACGGACAAACGTCGCCGCATTCCCCTGAGGATAACATGGAGATACACGGCTGGACATTTGAGCCGCATGACATTGACTTGGAGTTATATCCAAAAATCAACCGTTACAATCTCATGCCTCTTGTTGCTGAGAACGAAATGGACTGGACAATTTTAACAAATCAATCACTTTAAAAACAAACCAAAATGGAAAACATTGAAAGCACTTTTACAAACAACGCTCTTACCCGTTATTACGAGGAACGCATCGTATATCTTGAAGGCGAAAACGAAAGATTAAGAAATGAGTCGCGCGCCGACTTTTGGATTGTTCTTGATTTTTGGATTTACTCTCAAAGAATGATTCAGGCTTATGTTAGTTGGCATAATGAAGCGAAGCACGATCATTACCTTGATTGTATAAAAACGATGCTTGAAACATTGGAGGCTCATGAAACAAGGGTTTTGGATACTGCGATTAATAAACTAAGAATTGAAGTTATTGCTTGTTGCAAAATCGCGATTATTAAATGCCAACAAATAACCGAATCAAGATGATTAATATACAAGACTTCGCGCTCAATGCCTCATTAAGCATTTGTCCCAACCATATCGTTGAACCAAAGCACTTGCAAAAATGGTGGAGGCAAAGGGGAGTCGGTGAACTTGAAAAATACTTTTACACAGGAAATAAGATTAGTTACGCTCAGGAAATAGACTGGAAGGCAATAAGTGACCACAAAAAACAAATGTGGTACGATTCTCAAAATTTTCAAATTCAAGCAGGAAATGAATATTCTAAAAGGCAGGGTTAAATACACGGCGGGAAAAGTGTTCGAGGGTCAATATGGACCATCCATTAACGCCGCAATCACATTAGACAACGGTACGGACATCCGCGTTTACGGAAAACCAGACGATACAAAGTTAATGGCTTTGAAAAAAGACGACGCCGTTACCATCATTCACGACGGCAAAAGTTACAAGGTCGCATTTGACATGGTCACAGCCGACGAAATACCTGAAAAGGTACAAACACCCACCGAAGGCGCGAACGTGCAGCAGGCGGCAAATGTACCCCCTAAAAGCAACGGTAAGCTAACACATGATGAAATCACGGAAAAGGCGACGTTAATGACTTCGGTTTATGCTGACATATTTCACCAGTTGCAAGCATCAGGCTTAGAACCTGCCCAGGCGCAACCTGCCGCCGCCACGATCTTTATTCAAATCGGAAAATATTTTTAATCAATTTGGTACGTTTTTCCCCAGCCTGAAAAATGGCTGGGGTTTTACCGCGCCGCAAAACAAAAGGAACATGGAAAACCAAGAAGAAAAAGAAACGTCGTTGGAATATTATCATGATAAAGTACTGGATTTTATTATTATTAATGATATACAAGGTGGATTTTTAATTGATTCTTTTTACAAAGCCAAGAAAATGTATGAGGAGGAAATTGCTAAAGCCTTTGAAAAAGGATACGTGAATGGCGTTAATTACACCGATGGATTAATAAGCGATGAAAGATTCCCATTTTAAAAACAAATAATTATGCTCCTTCCAAAAAAATACATATCAGTCAGCCAGATTAATCTTTGGTACTCCGACCGCCAAAAGTATATTAATCGTTACTTTTTAAACCTTCCTGAGGAACCATCCATTTACATGGACTTTGGCAAACGCTTTGCCGAGGATACGGAAGCGTTTATAAAAAATGGAAATATCATGGAAACCTTCCCAGATTTTTACATTGAGAAAATACAAGGCTTCAAAGGCTTGGAGGCTGAGAAACCAATAAGCCTGAGTATTAATGACATTCAAGTCGTTGGTTATATCGACGCATGGGACAGGGAAAACAACCGCGTCATTGACTTTAAAACCTCAGGTAAACCGTGGACAATGGACAACTTGAAAACAAGCCTTCAAATGAAAGTTTACGCCCTGGCAATGTTTGTAAATGGTGATACGATTCCAGAAAGCCAAATCAACTGGCTGGGAACAAAGAAAACCAAAAACGGCTTATCTTTTACGGGCGAAAGTTATGAATTAAATCATACCTTTGAAATGGATGACTTATTAAAAGCCATTGTTTTGATTGAGCAGACTTGCAAGGAAATCAGCAGCGTTTATAAAAGTTTTTTGCACACCCATTAAAATGGCAGCCATGACCGACGATTTGGAAAATGAATTGAAAAAGATAATGAAATCAGACGCAAGGGGGTTAAGGTTCAACGATGAAAAAATCAGATACGACCTTATTCCCCCGTTGGCTCACCGTGAATGCGCCAAAGTTTGGACAAAGGGGTTGGATAAATATCCAGCTGGCAACTGGGAGAAGGGAATGCCATGGAGCGAGGTCATTGCCTCCGCTTTGCGTCACCTTGAAGCCATTCGCATGGGTGAGGACATTGACCCTGAGGACGGTTGTTTGCACGCAGCTCACTTGCAATGCAACGCGCAAATGCTAACCGAATATTATTTTACAAAAAAGGAATTTGATAACCGTAAAAAATACGAAACAAAATGATTTTAACCGACAAAACAATTACCGACGAAATTAACGAAGGTAACATTGTCATTGAGCCTTTTAACCCTGAGAACCTTGGAACCAATTCCTACGATTTGACCCTGTCAAATACCTTGGTACTTTACACGGAGCGCGTATTGGACGTGCGCAAGAAAAACCCATCTGCGCCAATCATTATTCCTGACGAAGGTATAATTTTGCAACCTGGCATTGTTTACCTTGCCTCCACCGTGGAATATACGGAGACCTTGAAACACGTGCCAATTATTCAAGGCAAATCAAGTCTCGGGAGGCTTGGTTTATTCGTCCACGTGACCGCAGGGTTTGGGGATGTTGGATTCAAAGGACATTGGACGTTGGAACTTTTGACGGTTCAGCCGCTCAAGATTTACGCGGGAATGAAAATCGCCCAGCTGACTTATCAGGATATTTCCGAGATGCCAAATATTTCGTATGATAAAAAGCAAGATGCTAAATATTCTAATCAAGGGAAAGATCCAGTAGCTTCTAAAAACTATCTTAATAAATAGCCTATGACCGAAGAAGAAAGGGAAAAGCAAAGGGCGTATGACCGCGAATATTACCGTAATATGCCAGCATTCCAAAAGGATAAAAGAAGGGAGGCAACACGGCTGAGGAATAAAGACAATTATTGGAAGTTGACCGACGAAGAAAGGCAAATAAGAAAAGACAAAAGTCTTGCTTATTATTATGCGAACATTGAGGCATTGAAAATAAAAGCAAAAGCCTATCGAGAACGAAAATTAAAAAGTAAATATGAGTGAAGAAGAAAAAAAAGCAATAAAAAGATTGAAATATAAAGAATATTGCTTAAGAATATCCCCTTATCAAAAGAAAAAAAAATCTGAACAAAGCCTTGCTTATTATTATAGAAATGCTGAAAAAATTTCAATAAAAAGAAAAGAAGCAAGAAAACAAAAGGAAAGCCATGAGTGACGAAGAAAAGAAAGCCCGTAAATCGGAATACATGAAGGCATATTATAGAAATATGTCCGAATACCACAAAGAGAAAAGGCGTTTAAGAAATTTAGAAACCAAAAAAATAAGGTATTACAAAAACAAGGTGGAAAAGCCTGAGTTATTATATGACAAAAACAAAAGATTTAGGCTTAAAAATGCTGAAAAGATAAAAGCCTATCAAAAAGAATATCGTTTAAAACAAAAAGAAAAGAAAAATCATGAATGATAAGAATTTACAAAGGAAAGCGTATGATTTATATGCCGATGCCAAAGAAGTAATTGATAATTTGATTGAAAAAATTGATAATTTAGAAGACGATATGAATGTTTTAAACACAGAAATTGAAAAAATGTCTGATAGAATTATTGAACTTGAAGACCATATTTTAAATTTAGAAAAAGAAAAAAAATGCTAACTGAAAACGAAAAGAAAAAATTGATTAAAGATGCCGCCAGCATCTTCGTTGCTGCTGGAGGCATTATAACCTTGGCTTTCGCCATTTACTTTATTTTTGACCTTATAAAAAAATGGTACTGATGAAATACGAAATAAAGTACAATGACAAAAGAATGATCATTGAAGCTGAAAGCGTTGAAAAGGCGCTTGAGCAATTCAAAGAATTGAAAATTGACGTTAAAAACTTTGAGATTAGTATTTCAAAGTTTGGCGAATACAGGAAATAAGGTAAGTAGTAAGTTGTTAAAAGTGTTCTAATTCATGTCCGCGTCAAATGATGCGGACATTTTTTTTATTTTATTATTGTAAATATTTTTTTATTCAAATAAATAATATTAAATTTACACAACAAAACAAACCAATCATGAAAGTAAATGAAGTAAAAGTCCAGTATTCTAAAAAAATAGTTGGCAAAGTATCAGGAGTTCAAAGCGCTGTTGATTACTGTAAAAGTATTCCAGAATTTGAAAATAGAATGGAATATCAGGAGGTTTTTGCAGTTGTTTATGTTGATAATGGCCTTAATATTCTTTGTCATCAAATTATAGGAATAGGTGCAATATCAGCAGCAATGACAGATATTAGAATAATAATGTCAACGGCATTAAAGACATTGTCAACTCAAATGATATTATGTCACAATCACCCATCTGGCAATTTAAAACCTTCAGATGCTGATATTAAACTTACAAAAGAGATAAAAAATGCAGCATCATTTTTTCAAATAACAGTTATTGACCATATTATTTTAACAAAGGAATCTTATTATTCTTTTGCTGACAACTGTATTTTATAATAATTAAAACCAATTTTATGAAAGAAAAAATCATTGATTACGTTCCTCAGAACAAACGCCTCCCGTACCAAGTCGCCGCAGGCATTGGCGTTGCCTTCGTTGTTGGGTTGATTTACAGCCCAATAAACACCCAATACCATTATACTTCATTCGTGCCAATTATTGAGCGCGATACGGTGTACGTTCACAAAATAACCACGCTTACTTTTCCTGCAAAGGAAGAAAAAGGCGAAGTAAATGAATTGGCTTATGGCTCACGGTCATACGGGTGGGAAATAAGGAAAATGAATATTCACGAATTAAGAAAGAACCTGGAAGGCAAAGGATTCCGAAACCTTGATAAAATAGACTTGTTTAAAATGCGTCGTATATGGCTGGCGTATTCTTATGAATCCATGTTGATGAACGTGCATCACCTTACCGACTTCCCCGTTTCCATGATCTATTCATTTTTCATCATCGAGGCAACCACATCAGGCGTTGAGACCGAACTTTGGCGCAAGCACGCCAACGCTGGCGGCGTGAAGGCTTTGAAAAATCAAAAGTCGGTGACATATAAAACACGGGAGGTCATTCGCGGTCGTGACAAGTATATACGCGCCAAGTTCATGAGCGCAAGTACCACGGAAGAAGGCATGAAGCTTTGGGCAGGCGTTTTGAACTCAGGAAGATACGCGGAATGCAAGAAGGCGAATTACAAGATGAAAGGCATACGGTTATACGAAAGCATTTGTAAATGCGTGTATAAAAGCGGGTATCACACGGATCGCGATTATAAATTTCGCGCTTCATTGATGGCTGAGTTCTGGGAGTTGAAAAAGAATCATTACCCATTGAAAGGGAAAAGGGATGAATTTTAAATTATTTTGCATTTATTTTTGTAAATATTTTTTTATTTCAATATTTAATATTAAATTTACGTATTGAAACAACGAAACGATATTACACACAACAAAAACAAAACAAAATGAACCAGATTAATCACTCAGACTACCAGAAAAAAGTTAAAACTTTAAGTATTGAATCTTTAAGATTTATAATTAGAGATTGCCAAGAAGCAATGAACGCAATGCCAAATAATCCAAAAAATGGTTTTTATCAGGACGAAATACATTATTGCGTAATGGAATTAAACAAAAGAAAATAATTAATCACCTCACAGGGCAGTCCCCCAGCTGCCCTTATTTTTTACACACAACAAAAAAAAACAATCATGGAAAAGAATTTCACAAACACACAATTTAAATGGACATTCGAAAATATTTCGGATAACATTCCAACCATTATGCTTTTAACCATTATTCTTACTTATGGCATTAACGCCTACCTAACCGCCATTTTTCTCCCTATTGACTTTTGGCTTGCTATCATTGCCGCCAGTATCTTGCAACTTGGACGCTTCGCCGTGGTTTTCATGGACTTCCTAAATCCAACCAAAGGAAGAAGTACTTACCCGCCAAAGATTGCCCTGGGCGCAACCCTTGTCGCCTTGGTTGAAATCTTCTTCGGGTTACAGGAACAATACGAAGGAGGTGAATTTATCACCATGTTTCTTTTTGTTGGAACCATTGTTGTTTTCGGTTACCTGCTTGAAATCAACTTTGTTGACAAAGGCGTGGAAGCATACGGAATCAACGCACCTGAGCCAAAGCCAAAGCGAAAAAGGAAACCACGCGTAAAGGTTGAGGCAAAAGAAAACAATGAAAACACAGGAGCAACGGCAAAAAACTTTGTATCTTCATTCAAAACAATAACTTTATAGCCATGATAAAAGAATTTGTAAATTATGAAATAGCTTTGGCACTTAAGGAATTGGGATTTGATGAACCTTGTTTTACATATTATTATAATATTACTGGTAAATTAAGAACAAATTTATCCATAGATATAAATAACGATATGAATTATATGCTTAACAAAAAATTAGGAATTACTTTAGCTCCGACATTTTCTCAAGCATTTAGATTTTTTAGTAATAATCATGGTTTAGATTATTCAATTATACCATATTCTGAATTTATCGAAAATAATTCATTAAAATTATTTAACGCTGTTATGTATAGATATTATAAAAATATGAATGTTCAGGCAGAAATAATTAGAATAGACGGAGAGATTGCAACGTTTGTAAATAAAAATCAATTAGAATTAATGCTTTTGCAAAAAATGATTGAAACAATTAAAAACAAATGAGGACACTGATAGGCGTTGACCCAGCGTTAAGAATAAAGGGAATGGCGGTTTGCATTATTGCAGACCGCACCATGATTTTTAAAAGGTATAAAAGGTTTGTCGATTTTATCGGCGACGTTATAACCTGGGTGACATACGAAAACCCGATTGTTTTAGTGGAAGATTCAAGCCTCCAGAATGTGACCTTTAATAATTCAATCAACCGCGCGATCCTTTCCCGAATGAGCCGAAACGTTGGCATGAATCAAGCCGCTTCCAGGATTGCTTATGAATGGATAAAGGAACATGACATTGAAGCCTATAATATTAGCCCTGAAGCAAAGGGTAAAAAGTTTAATAAAGACGTCTTTATGCGAGTTGTCGCAAGTGAGCGATTGAAATTTGAACCAGATTTTAAACCCGCCAAAATAAGTCAAGATGAAATCGACGCGTTTTTTCTTGCACTTATGGCAAAAAATTATATGAAAAGATGATTTATATATGTAAAAATTGCAGCTCTGAATCAAACGACATGGATTTTGGGGAATGGTGCGAAAATTGTGTTGATATGTCAAGGGAAAAAATTATGCCTGAGGAAAGAGAATATACTCATGATTTGATATGGCAAAAGTATCTGGAGGATAAATGCCCTGTTTGCGACAGCAAAGTAGATTTTGATTCTCATTATTCCCACACCGAAAATGGCGGTAAATGGATGGCAAAGTATTTTGCTTGCGACAGTTGCTTTAGCCGATATACTGTTGGATATAATAGAAGCAGGCAGCCAATAATTTCAGAAATAACTTGTAACACTTTGTATAAACAAAACAAAAACATGGAAACAAAAGCAAACGATCCAATCCACAACGTTATTAATTCAAAAAAGGATTATTCGGACGATAATATTTATAAAAGTAATGGTCTAACCAAACGCGAATACTTTGCATCAATGGCAATGCAAGGAATAATAAGTAACAAAGATGGACTTGATATTAAAATTGAACGCATTGTTGAAAGTGCGGTCGATACGGCTGACGCTTTAATTGACGAACTAAATAAAACAAAGCAAAATGAACCAAACCATTCTTTATAATTCAGAAAATAGAAAGCATCTTGTTATTTTGTTAAGCATTATTCCAAGAAAAGGAGATTTAATAGATCTAAGTGACGAACCAGAATTTACAGATAATAATGATTATTTGGTTGTCGATAAAGTTATTTTGTATAAAAATAATGTCATTAGTAGAGTTATTTTAAGTAAAGTTAAAAATGAAAATATATGAAAAATAACGAATTAACCGATGGCTTAACCAATGAACAATGGAAGGAAGCGCAAAGATGTTTCAACGCTCGCCCAGCTCCGATAAGATTTGCCGACACGGTAAATAGCAAACAATCGGTAATAAATTTTTACTTGAATCCTTTGATTCCTGAGACGATGCCCACCTATCAATCAATGAATAAAGAAAGAATGATAAGCATTTGTTATCAACTTTATCACTCAAAGGAAACCGATACTTTAAAAGAATCAGCCGCAAAGCTAATTAAACTTATAATTGATTGATTACTAATTTGTTGAATTGTTGATGTGTATATCGGGGCTGGCATTTGAACCAGCCCTTTTTTATTCAAAAAATTACCCCTTGCGTCTTTGCATAATCCACCACCGCCCGTGCATGAGACAAAGCTAACGTGTTTTGAAATATTGGGTCAAACATCATTAAAGCGTCGTGGTAATTGGTAAAGAAGCCGTTTTCACTGAGTACCGCAGGCATATTTGTTTGAGTAATGACAAAGAAACTTTCTTCCTTATCCTTATCCCCATCCGTGGTATCCATGCGATAAACCCATTTAGGAAAAGCCTCCTGAACCTCTTTAAAAAGAAACTCCGCGTAAATATCCGACCTTGTTTTGCCCTTGCTCGTGAACACCTCAAAACCCCTTGCACTTGGCGACGTTGCCGCGTTGCCGTGGATGCTGAGGTATAACGAAGCTTCGTAATTTTGAGCGTTAATATTTGCCTTCGCCACGCGCTTAGTCAATGAAATATCCAAGACAGGATCGTACACGCGAACCACGGAAAACCCCCAGTCAATCAAATACTGCTCAATCTTTGCCGCAACGTCGCGGTTGAACACGCCTTCAAAGAACCAACCGTAACCGTGAAACTTTGCATTGTTATGCTGAGCGCACTTTGACGGATACGTGGTGTAATTGTAAGGTAACTTTTTCTTTGCGTCAATGCCTCCATGACCCGCGTCAAGGAAAACACAAAATTTAGATGCTTTCATATTTTGATATTTTTAAGGGCGATGCAAGTCAATGCATCGCCCTGTAAGCCGCATAAGGTAGCGAATCCTGCTGCGCCTATTTCTTACAAACGAAATCCAATGAGTGAAAAAGCTGCAGAAACCAAAGAAAACTTAGGAGGTAAATTTACAGAAATTTCCTTCCCAGCGCATTCCCTCGATGTCTCCTTTATTTTGTCCCAAATGATTTGAGCAAGTTGGATATATTCGCGCCAGGTGAATTTAACTTTGTTGCCCTCAAGATGAACGTTTATTTCCGAAGCAAGCTCCGCAAAGTTCATTGAGTAACAAGCCACGTCACCCATTGGTGACTTTATCCCATCTGCATTTTTCAATGCCTCTTTTAAATTAGTCTGCATATTATTTATTTTAACGATTAAAAAAACGTGTGATTAAAACGCCAAGGTTTACGCCTGTTATGCGTTTAATATTTTCCGAAATAGAATAAAGCTCCACCGTTGCAATTAAGAACGCCGCCATGTACGTAATGTTGAATGGAAGGCTAAAAGTATTTCTTGCACCCTCGAATATCAGGATGCCACAAAAATACACTACTATCTTTTCCATTGTTCGATAAAGCCCTTTGCTATTTATCTTTTGTTGCTCTTTCTTTGCCGCCAGGATTCCCGTCGCCATGTCGGCAAAAACCACGAAAATTGTAAATATCAGGAATCCTTTAATCGGTATGAAAAATGAAAATATCCAGCCGCAACAAATAGCGTATGTTATCTTCTCCCATCCAAGATGCAAAAAGTTTATTAAGGTTGCTTTCATTTAGTTGGTTTTAACTGCCTCAAAATTATTTTACCATCCTGTGAAATATACCTATTTTTTGCCTCCTCCCAATATAAATCAACAAATTGTCCTAACACTGGATAACTAATTAATCTTATGGCAAACTTTGAAAATACAATAGCATTTTTTGGCGTTGAACCTTCGACAATGTACCTGAATGCACTTGTATTTTTATTGTAATTAAAGTCAACAGCTAACGTTGTTCCAAGTGACGTTATCTGCCATTTGTTATCTGTGTAAAATGCCTCATTGTTTTTTAAAATGGTATCCAATGGATTTTTGCCTGTTAATTCTTGAATGTTATTATTCTCTCTTATGGCTGCCGTTGTTTTCCTTCCGAAGTCATAATAAGCAATTACCTTGTCAGCAAAGTTATTTGCATTGTTTTCAAAACTTGTCATAGCACCATTATATAGTTGACTTGTATCACCAATAATGGAAGCCTTTTCATAATACCCACCGTCGGTATAATCTGCACGGTAAATAAGGTAATAAGCATTGTCAATGATTTTGACGTATGATGTGTCAAAAGTTATTGATTGCGCGTTAAGCTGAGATATACAAAGCAATAAAAACAAAATCTTTTTCATGTTTATTTTTTTAAGTTTATTTAATTGCAAGCCAAAATATTTTGACGCTTTTACTTGAAGCTTCTGTACCATCGTAATTCCATGCTTGCACGGAAAAGGTTGTATCACTTTTTGTATAAACTTCAAATATTATTTTTTCTGCTCCAGCTAAACCAGCCGAAGTTACCAATACACTTGTTGGCGTTGCTCCAAGTCCATGTGTCACGGTAAAGGTTGCTGAGGGTGTTCCCGTGGTTGCAGTTGTTTCACCCCTTGTCATTAAACCCGTTTGTGCCACCGTTGTAACATTGCCCACAACGTTACTCCCGTCTTTTCCAAGTAAACTTGTCGGCGTTGCCGTTACCGTGTTTATTCTTACCTCACCATTAACATCAAGTGTCTTTGTCGGTGACGCATAACCAATGCCCACCTTGCTTGTTGAGGCATCCACGAAAAGCATGTTTGCGTTGGCTTCACTTTCAACGCGGAAGTCGGAATCAGTTGCGGCTTCATTGAACACGGCTGAGGAGTTGACGGTTAAAGGTGCGGATAATGTGGCGTTTCCTGCGATTGTTGTCGAGTGTGGACCGTATAATCCGTCGCTTGCGCCAATAACAAATCCAGTTGCACCCGAAAATTTTATGTTACCTATTGTGTTAAAATGGTCATGAAATCCAATACTTGAAACATCATTTGATTCAAGTCTTATATTGTGATTCCCGCCTGAGGTTGGAGTATTGTCGGTATAGTTGCCAACAAATGTTTTATTTCCCAAATAGATTTCGCCTGTTACGCCGAGGGTGCCGCCGATTAAACTTGCGCCCGTTGCGTTAAATGTGCCGTTTACATCAAGTAAATAACTTGGTGCTGTTGTTCCTATTCCAACTTTACCATCATATTTTATTCTTAATCTTTCAAGCATTTCATTTTCATTAACACCAGCACCTTTTAAAATAAATGATAAATCTGTGCCTGGCAAATTAGAACCTCTCCTAATAGCATATATATTTGCTTGACCTTCCCCGCCTGGTATTGCTCCACCAGTGGCACCAACAAAAAATTTAAGTCCATTATATATTGTATTTGTTCCATTTGAACTACTATTATATAATGTTAAATTAGCATTATCATTTGCTGAAGCCACATAATTAGTACTACTATTTATACTCAATGTTCCACCCGTCAAAGGCAAATAAGTTGAAGCCGCATTTGATTGAGTAAGATACGTCGAAGCCGCCGTGCCCGTGCGCAAATAATTTGTCAGCATTGAAGAAGTATCCGATAAATTTAATTTAGCTGCAAATCTGGAAGTAAGATTTAAAGAAGTTGTATCTGCATCCCTGAAATACGGCGCAAGCATGGAAGCTGTGTCAAACCTTGTTACAAGGAAATTGGTATCAGCAAGTAAACTTGATGAAGCAAGGCTCAACCCTGCGCCCAATGTCACCTGAGCCAAGTCACCGTCTGCATCTGCACCGACAAGGCGCGTTGGTGCGTCGGTTGTTAAATCCGTAATCCTTACTTCGCCTGCAACCTCAAGGTCACGGTTTGGCGCATTCGTTTTTATCCCTGCTTTCGAGGCTGCGGCAATCGTTGTTCCCGTGCCACTTGCGCCCGTGAAAAATAAAACGTTTTGGTAAACGCCTTGATTTGAGCCATTGTTGGTGGGAAGGTCAACGGCATTGCCAATAGCAACGTTGCCAGCGGCTGCGGCGCGAATGTTATCGGCAGCGTTTGCGCCAATAACAATGTTGTCGGAACCTGTCAAAGTGTCGGCAACAGTAGTGTTATACATTGAGCGATAGCCAATAGAAATGTTGTTTGAACCCCTTCTATTTACATGACCAGCTTGTGTAGATATAAAAGTGTTATTTGAACCAATTGTGTTGTTTGAACCAGCTATACTTCCAATAATAGTATTATTACTTCCAGTTGTATTATTAAATGCTGCACTTAATCCAAAAAAATTATTTTGTTCACCTGTTGTATTATTTCCACCAGCTTGTTGCCCCAAAAAATTATTTGCACTACCTGTTGTATTATTTAAGCCAGATCCATTTCCAATAAAAAGATTTTGAAATCCAGTTGTATTTGCTTGACCTGCGCCTGAACCAAAAAAATTATTATTAGTACCTGTTGTATTTGATAAACCAGCTCGTAAACCAAAAAAATTATTATTAGCACCTGTTGTATTTGAGGAACCTGCGCCTAAACCAAAGAAATTATTATATGCACCTGTTGTATTTGCTTGACCTGCGCTTAAACCAAAGAAATTATTTATAAATCCAGTTGTATTTGATTGACCAGCGTTGTTTCCAAAAAAATTATTATCAGTACCCGTTGTCGTATTTTGCCCTGCATTTATACCAAAAAAAGTATTATTCGTACCTGTAGTATATGCTGCGCCTCCGCCAAAACCAATAACACGGCTATTTGGCATTCTTAATGGCGAATAATTTGTAGTACTATTATCGTCTTGTCCCATTAATAAAATACTTGAAGGATTTGCTATTTGAACAACACTAATATTATCTAAGTTGCCAGTAAATGTTGATGTTGTAAATCGAAAACCACCTGTTGCGTCTGTTGGTAACAAAACTACCACGTTTGCCGTTGCGTTGTGAGTAGGTAAAGAATAAGAAGCATAGCCTATTCTTGCCGTCAATGTACCAGCTGAATAACCGCTTAAAGTATATGTAATTTCATAAGCATTTCCACTTGTAATAGTCAAAACTGGCGTGTAAGTCAAAGCGCCCGTCGCTGCCGTTGCCACCGCCTGTGTTCCGTTAAATGTCCAACCTGCACCGCGTGTCCAATTCGTTGTATCTGCGCCAAATGTTTGCGTTGCCACAACCGTACTTCTAACAGGCTCTTGACTGTTTTTAAGAATCAAGTTTGCGCCCGATGGTACGGTTTTCATATTGATACCAAGTGACTTGTTGGCTGCGCTCCAACGCAAAGCAGTGTCGGAAACAACGCTGCTACTTGAATTAAAATACGCCACCTGCCCACTTGTTCCGCTGATTTGATTGTCCCGTGCGAAGGCTGATGTGTCAGCAATATTTAATTTAAGATTAATCCTATTTGACAAAGATACTGTGTCGGCATCGCGAAGGTAAGGCAATAGCATGGAAGCCGTGTCACTTGTTAACAACGCCGCCGTTGTATCTCTCCATAATCCACCTTTGTAATACAAAGATGAATTTTCAAAAGGTGATGAAATAGCAACGTCGTGAAGCTCACTTAATTTATAACCCGATGCCACGCGTATGGCTATTGTTCCTGTGTTTATTGCTGAATTAATACAAAATCCGATTGGCATATCAATGTTTGGCGCAATAGGTTCAACGTCTGTCCAAACACCAGCCACCGTTGGCGAAGGGTAAAGTATTGCACCTGCCGCAAAGGTGTCAGTATTAACTTGACGTATTTTTCCAAATGAAATAACATATCCGTCTTCACCGTTGCTTAAATCGTGTGCCGTTATACCTAATAAATATTTTGCATCTATTGAGCCGTTGGCGATAAACTTTGCAACCGTTATCCTGCCACTTGAACCAACCGTTCCATTGGCGTAAACAAGGCTTCCTTTGGCAATGGTCGAGCCTGTTTGATTCTTGACAAGCCAAAAGTTTTTGAATCCAAGTTCATTTGGTACATTGTCATTTAATCCAAGTACCACAGTAGCCAAATCTGAATCCCAACGCATTTTTGCCGTATCTACATTGTTTGTCGGAACATTCACATTGAAAAACAAGGAATCAACTGGCTGAGTGAAAGCCGCACCGCCACCGCCGACCAAGTTCCAAACGTTGGAAGTAAAATCAAACGTATAAAATTTAAGGTTGATTGTATCAAGAATGACCCATGCGTTTTGATTGTTTATCGGTTGTATGGATGCTGTGTCGGACAATGCACCACGCCAAACAAGCCCGTCGCCCGTAGTTTGGAAACCAAGTCGTTGTTTATTACCTGTTGTTGGGTATTGGGCTAAGAGGGTAAACGAAAGGAATAAAAAAAGAATTGAAGGCAATGTTTTTTTGCCTCCAATCTTCTTAATTATACTACTCCCCAGTTTAAGTAATACTTGTTCCACCAATATTTCACCCACGCGCCCCAATGTTTTTAAAAAACGTCTTTCTTTCTTTGGTTTTATTTCGCTCATAATACAATGCCCATTGTGTTATATATATCAAATATTTCTTCGTCCTCGTCGCAAGTTGCCTCAGGACAACCCACGGCGCTGGGAATGAATCCGAGAAGGTTAGTTGCGCAAGTGCACAAATAATCCTTAATCCTTTTCTTCTTTACCTCCAACCTTTGTAATAAAGTATCTTGATAAAATTTCAAGCCTTCAACCCCCACGTTTTGCCCGTATTCGTTATCCAATGTATAAAGTCCATTTGTTCCAAGCTGCATCACCATATAAGGCGCTGCCTCGTAAAGAACGGCGTTGGCGCAAAAGGATTTTAATTGGTCATTCCATAACGCTTGATAAGAAGTCGATGTAAACGCCGTTGAACTTCCTTTGTCTGCAACAAGGGCATCGTAAAACGTTAAGCCAACGGCTGGAATTATCCAACGGTATTCCGCATCCTGAATGTGAGGGCTTATAAGTGACTTATCAAGTCTTATGTCCGCTGGCGTTGGTCTTGCAACACCGCCGCTTATTACCTCAGACGGTTGTATTAATTGGCTCATTTGTTTCTATTGGTGAATAACCTAATATTTCCCTCTTTTCATCTTGCGTCAAATTATCCTCAACCGCAATGTCACCCATGAAAGACACGGGTAAAGTGTTTGATATTGAGAATTGAACGTCTTTTAAGGCTGGGTTATAAAGCCCAATTTCGGCTAAATAAGGATTTATGATTTTAGATAACATCAAGTTTTGGCGTGGTTTGATAACCGTACTTTGTAAGTATTCCATTTCCTGACGTATCTGTTGATTGCTACCAAGTTGCCCCGCGGTTGCGAAGCCTGCAAGTGACTTGCTCCACCTGTTCGCCACGACAATCGCCGAGGCTGCCAAGTTTTGCAAGTTTAAAAATTCACCCTCATTTTCCTTTGAGGTGGGAATCCAATTAGCTTTTAATTTTTCGTCCCTCAGGACTTGTACAAATAACTTATGATTATTTGCCATACCCGTGAACTTGCTTTCTATTCCTTCAACCAATTTCTTTGCCTCAGCTGGCGTAATTGAGCCGAAAAATTGCATGATACCCGAAGGCATGAAGCCGTTCTCAAATTTGCTTGTATTAAATCGTTGAATGCGGTATTCCATTTCAGCCCACATTTTCGCGCCAATCCACTCAGGTAAGCCAAAGTAAAAATATCCTGCGGCGTATTGCTTAACATGGATAACGCTTCTTTGCGTTCCGTCCTCAAATTTCTTAAAGTCAGGGTACATTGGTACCTCTCTAAATCCTTCGCTTTCGTAAAATACGCCGTCGGTGGTGAGCGGCACCTCTTCCCAGTTATCGTAAATGCCAACCGATTTTATAAGCTGATCCGCTTCGGCTTTTCGAATACCAACGTTATAAACGGGTACATGGTAAATATAAGTAAATGGTTCTGACCCTACTTTGCCTTTAACAATTTCGCAAAAGCTATTCCCAAAAGCATCATAGTCAAACGCAAGTTGAGCCAAAACCTCCTGCAGATTTTGCCCGTGTAAATTAACCTGTGAAATAACATCTTCTATTTCGCTTAAAGAATCGTCGGTGATAACCTCACCCTTCATGGACGTGGTAAGCAAGGTATTTGCTTTGCCCTTCATCGGAATGAAGCCGTCACCAACGACCATGTTTGTTTTATCTTCTATTATCCTTCTTAACGTCGGCGAATTATTTACAATGGCGATAAGGCTCTTTAAAAAGTCATCCTTTTGTGTAAAGAACCGCACCCATTTTGCCCCCGTAAAATCAAGCCTCTCCCGTGACGGCTCATTAAAAATGTCCTCCTTTACAAGCATTGTATTGGAGGTATCTAAGGTAACCGAAGCAAGTAAAGGACTTTGATTCCGTTTACTTACCCTGTTGTTCCGATTCGGGACTGCCTGTATTTTCTTTAATTGTTGGCTCATAGCTTTTTTTCTCAGGGGTATAAATGACGTGTTGCCCAACGGTCTGAGGGCTTGATGTGTACCAAGCCCTCAATTCGTTTTGTGAAAGT